GTTTTGACCTTGTCGAGGCGCTCCGATTCTAACCAACCAACAAAGGTAAGAAAGACTTTAAATCGGTCACGCGGTTCTCGCGTCCAGAGGATCGTATCAGACAGCCAACAAAGGCAAGCTGATCTTTGCGTCGATGATCAACCGTAGGTGCCCGTCCACATGCCTTTCTCGCTTTTTCGTTGCCTAACCAGGTTAGGGCTTACTTCGCGTGCATGCTTCCGTTGCTTTAACAGTGTGATCAAAGAAACAGTTTTGTCCCATCCAAATTGTTGACGAACATTGTTGATCGTGCAATTTTGGTGAGAAACGGGGGGGGCACCAGGCCACCATACGAAAAATCATCGGCTCCAGCCTCCAGGATTTGGAGAGGCATGGGCCAGATTTTGGGCGTGTAGGTGGCTGTTCCTCCAGACAAAGCTGAAGAGAAGGGCTTGTAACGCAACTCCAAGAATCTGCGAGATCTCGGGGCTGAGTAGTCCATCCTCTTAATGTAGTCTGCCTCCTGAGAGGTGGTACTGACATTGAGCTTGTAAGGCATGTTAGATGTGGGTGGTATTTGAACAACCAACGCACAACCCTGTTCTCCACTTTTCTGGACCACCAAGTTGTTTTGGAGTCCCATGTTGAAGCCATAGGTGTAGTTGGTCGTGGATAAATGTCCAGCAGTGTCGTTCTGGAAATTGTATCCCACTAACATATCTTCAGGTCTGAAGTAAGGTTTTCGGGGGGGGGAGTCGCATTCTGCTAGAGACGTGAGTCTAAACTCAAACGTCCCTGTCCCTGTGTCTGCGCCGGGGGCGCTCTCGTCTGGCAGCGTCGAAAACTTCGCGGCATTGATAAGATTGGATGGTTGTGTGGAAACCGCGAAAACGCGGGAACCCCTTGAAAAGGCATACAGACATCCGATGTAAGACAGGACAGATTGCATATCGTACAACCAGTTGAATTGGCCCGGGAAAGTAGGACCATGTGGCCGGTTGAACAACGACTGATCTCCAACGCCGCTGAAGTTCCCAAAATAGTCTGGGTCTAAAACGAGTACGTTGAGATTGGTGGGGGGGGTAGCATACGATCCCCAGGCGCCGGCTGTAGTAATCCCCTGGGGAAAAACGCCGGTCGCTGGTGTGAGTCGTCGCGTGAGTGGGCGGAGGTTCGTGATGACCTCCCCGAATGCTAATCGAGCCCGATCTTGGGGGTCGATATAGTGCATCGGAATGAAGTTTGGGGCCGATCGCTCCATGCCGGTCGAGGTCATTGCCTGATCGATTCCGGGGGACGAAAGGTTCGTTGGAGCAGATTGGAACTGCTGAGGTGGTGAGTCGGCGAGATCGACTTCATCGCGATCTTCGAACTCGTAGTCGTCATCCTCTATGATGGTCGGAAGGACTGGGAACGGTGCGGCGGTCATGTCGGTGCCGTCGTACCATTTGTTCGTGTAGTCGATGTTCGTGGCGTTGATGTAGCCAGGTGCGTACAGACCGAAAACGGGTTCCGCGAACGTTAAGTCTTGTCCTCCTGCAACCCAGTTGATGACCGCGATAGTTGATGACGCGGTGTCTGGTGCAACGAGTTGGTTGAGGACGTAAACTAGGATCGCTCCGTTCTGGACTTTTCGCACTCGATCGCGAACTTGTAATCCTGTGGTTTCTCCATTCTTCAGGACTGTGTATGCCTGATCGTCGAGAAACGAGTAGAGGTAAGGTGTGTTGCCGAGGTACGGGACTTCGAATTCGATATGTGAAGATTCGGTGATGTCCCAGACTGTTGAGTAGTTGTCGCCTGCGTCAGTGATAGTATACTGACCAAGGTTCAACGGATCGTAGTCCGGAATGTACACAACCATAAGCCTTCCCGCGTGGAAAGGGGTTGCGACCGCTTCGAGTCGATATTTGAGAGATCCCGCCCAGTACTTGAACATCGAGGCTACGAAAGCCATCGGTGTCGGTGTGAACTGTCCATAGGTATACGTGGTCAGGGCCGGAGTGCTTTTGACGCACACGCCCGGGTGGACTGGTATAACCGTGACGAGAGAGCCTACAGTGCCTGCTGTTGTCCAGGTCCACTGATTTAGGGCTACAGGATTTGAACAGATGTATCCAATATCCATTTCGTCTATGGGGTTCGGGAAGTACGATCTAGTGAGATCTACGGCGTTGTCTGATGTGTGCGCGAGTTTGACGAGGGGCAGGGGGCCGTCCGCATTAGGCCATGCAGCACGATTGTGCGAGACAATCTTCGTCGGCGCAGACATGTCTGGGGGCTTTGAAAATCCAAAATATGCAGCAACACGAGAGGCTGCGCCAGAAAAGTGCGCAACAGGGGTGGCAACCGAGGCTAGTACGGGAAAATTTCCCAGTATCGTAGCTACTCTGGATATTCGGGTCAGTGCTCGAGAAAACACATGCTTATTCGCTTGGTCTGCTTCCTTAGATTGGAAGACTTGGGGAGGACCTTGGAGTTGTTGCATGGGCTCGATGTCATGAGATTTGTGGAGAGCGGGGGCGGTCAGAGTTCCAATCTGAATCGGCACTCGCAACGAAACGTTCTCGAACCAAGCTTGGATAGAGAGGGTCACGTTGTTCGTGGACAATGCAGACGCCAACTGCGACAAGACTAAGAGGTAAACTGATCCAGAGCCGTACTGGCCCATTGGCATATCCCAAGAGGATAGCATAGACGAGAATGGAACGCGGAATTCCACTGGCGATGGTTTGGCTGGATCATATTCTACACCTCGAAGAGCTGTGAACTGTTGAACGGCGGTACCGGCATTGTAAATGTTTCTAGCGTCGCGTTGAAGTGCGTACGGTTCGAAACAAATCCATAGTCGGCCCGCTTGGAACTGGATCGGGGCGGCCTCGATGCGAAAAACAACGTCTGCGTTGAGAAACTGATTGTATTGCGCTTTCTGCAGCTTGTGGGCTGAGTACGCGAACAGAAACTCTGGGACGCTGTACGCCGCCAACGCGGTTCCGACTGTTTGAGTCGTCGACCAGTTGACGTTCGCAAGGAATGTGGGCCTGTTGAGGACTTTCTTTAGGTCCTCTGGGGTAGAGTCAGGGCCCATCAGCGATTTAGTGTGTTCTGAAATCGTTGATTGGGTGGTGTCCATAATGCAGTCTTCAGCATCAATGAAGGTGGTGATACCAATTGATTCTTCGACGGATGCATTAGGCTCTCCTGAGTCGGCTTTGTTTGTCTGGGTGCCTGATATATTGGCATTTTGTTGTTGTTTTGTGATGTCGAGTGCGGCGGTTGTCTTACGAGGTGTGATAACAACCATTAGGCACCTCGAGATTGCTCTTTTAAGGGTTTCATCCCTGCATTACGTCTGAGGAGAGTTCTAAAAGAACCTCAGACGCAGGGGTCAGGGATTAGAAGTGGGAGGTGAACTCTTTGAGGAGCTCAGCCTTGGTGATGATGGGAAGCAACGTGCCTGTCTTTTCGTAGACCGCGGCTTGAAGAGCTTCCTGAAGAGTTGTGTCGGGTTCACTGATAGCCAGTTCTCGCATCGCCATTTTGACGTTGTCGATGGTAGCAGTAACCGCATCGTTGGACTTGGTGATCCAATTGCACATCTCCAGGGAAGATTCGGTTGCAAGGGGGGCTCGGAAAATGCCCCAACACTTCTCGAAGCGACGTTTGAGG